CTTCTGGTCACCCCGCAATGCACCGAAGTCCTTGCTCTGTGAAGCAATGTTGGTTACGCGTGCCTTGAGTTCTCTTAGGCTTTTTGGGCTACTACCAAGTAGCTCAGCAATACCCTCAACATCGGAAACGGCATTATTTACAATACCGAGTATTGCACCGGCAGAGCCGCGGATAGCAGAGCCACCCTGTATAATTGACTGTTGGAGCTTAGTTGCCACCTGGATAGCTTCACGGGTATTCGTTCGGGCCGCTATGATCTCACGACCCTGTTTCTGGTCGGGTATCCGGATACCGGCCTTCCGCATGTCGTTAGGGCTCATATCTTTCGGAACCCCCAGCATATCAAGGTTCAGGTCTTGGCGCTGCTTAAACGTGAACGGTGAGGTCTCCCTGGCGTTGATGGTAGCCTTCGTCTGGTTAAACTTCTTGGTACCTGCGTCAGAGTTGGCCTCATGACGTATACCCAGCCGCGCCGCGCTGATCTGGTCCGGCGTAGCTTCCTCGATGTTGATACCAACGCCCGCAAGATAGCTCTTCACCGCATCGGAGGCCTGTGGTGTTGCCCGCTTGCGTATATTATCAGCCCGATCATTAAGTGAGTCGGCCAGCTTGGCGTTTGCCTCAGAGCCCGTTGCCCGAAGTCTGTTGGCAGCCTGCTCAATACGGGCAGCCTCACCCATGAGCCTCTGCTGCATACTCTGTGCCTGTTGACCCGTCAGCGGTGCTGTCGGATTAGATACCGTCTGATCCGTGGTAACCATACTAGGTAGCTGCTGACCTTCCGGAGTTGTAAGATCAACTGTCTGTGCACCCTGCTCACTGGGGTTAGCGGCTTGCGACGCAGCGGCTCGTTGCTGCTGCTCCTTATTCTCAGTGATGCTATCACCCAGGCCGCCGAGGAACGTGGCCATCTCCTGCGGGCTGGAGAACATCGTTTTGACCTGGTCAAAGGTTAGGTCCGGCTGGTTCTTCATGGTCTTCATGGTGGCATTGAAGATTATCTTTAGTTCATCGTCTTTTGCCGTTGTAAACATCTTGATTAGCGCAGGGTTGATGGGCTCACCCGTCATGCCCTGGAAGGTCTCATTCAGACCCTCAACATATGCCTTCCTGGCCGCCGGCGGTAGTTTCTGCATCTGATTGATGCTGCCGATAGTGTCAAGCAGTAGTTTCTTACCCTGGAGCTTAAGGGTTTTCTCTTGCATCTGCTTCTTCTGCGCACCCTGGGCTATCCGTGCACCCATCGCGAAGGATTCTTCGAAACCCATAGTTAAGCTCCTTTCACCATACCGTAGTCCACGGCGTAGTAGTTGCCCACAGTAGAGAAGACTGCTTCAGGCATGATCTGCTTAACCTCGTCGGCCATGAACCCGAAGCGCTGTCTCGCGCCATTCAGGTATCGGAAGCTGTACAGCTTGATGCCACTGGCCAGCGTCATGATCCAGCGGATATCCCGTTTCAACCGTCGATCCGACATAAATGCGAACGAGGAGTACGCGCCGGCGGCACCGCCAACGGCAGACTCCGTGATCTTCTCGAGAAAGCTGGGCTGGGCGTTCATGTTGGCATTAAACTCGTTAGCACGATCACCGCGAGCACTGAAGGCAGCGAATGAGTTAATAGGATTTGAGAAGCCTGCGGCATTCGCACCAAACGCAGCCGTGTTCTGCGCACTGAAGTTGTTAGCACCTATCAAGTTAGCCAGTGAGCCTGACTGCAGTGATTGAACCGAACCCGCCAGCTGCTGCCCCAGGTTTGCGGAATTCAGGTTCCGCTGATCAGCCTGGAGTGATCGTCCGATGCCCAACTGCTCGGCCAGCGTCAGGTCATCGCGTCGAGCACCTTCAAGTATCTGTGTCTTCTGCTGAGCGAAATCATTAAGTGCTTCAATACCTGGTGTTGAGGTTTCAAAGCCTGGGCCGAGGGCACGGAGTAAGCGCTCATTGAGGGCATCCTCTGCAACGCCCAATTCGGACAGCAGTGCGGGGTTAACAGGTAGTTCACCTCTGAGTGCCGCCAGTGAGCGATCACCGAACAGCTGCTCAATCTCGCGGTTCTGCGCAATCTGGTCCTCAGTCGGCGCCGTTGCCTTGAAGAGGTCAAGCTGCTCAGTTGCAATATCCAGTTGCTGTTGACGTATCTGCTCGTCCACGGTGGCGTCGTCAGATTTCTCGAAGCCGGTAATGTTTCCGTCCTCATCCGTGATAGCTGTGATGCCCGCCTGGTCGAACAAGATTGGCGAGAGCAGTTTGTTGATGCGCTCGTTCTCGATTAGTATGTCACGCTGTTGCCGAAGCACTGAGGTCTGCTCGGCCAGCAGCTGTTTCTCCTCAGGTGATTGTACAGGTGCGTCTACGGTCGTATCACCCTTGGCGTAAGCGGATGATGGGCGGTAGGGTTTAAAGATCATGTTAAGTCTCTCCTGAACCATTGATCCCCGTTGTCAGGGTCTGTTTTAACAAACTTGTACTCATCAGGCAATCCCGCAATAATATCAAGGTAGATGTCCTGATCGTCTTCCACTCTAAAGAAGTAGGTAGACACGTTGTTCTCGCGCAGCAGAAGCTCCATGGCCTCAACCAGTCTCATGGTAATGATGGGACTGCTTGAAACCAGCGGCTCCATAAGCACATAATCCTCGGCGGCTTCCAGATTTACGTTAATGAAGCCTTCAAGTTTACCCTTACGATCAGCGACGACACAGAGCCATGAGAGCGGGAACTTCATGGGTGTCTTGCTTTTTTCTAGCAGGGCCTGTAGCACAGGCTTGTCAATTGGGTCGGCGAGTCGATACGTTACTTCTACGGGCCTCATCGGGTTCTCCTTAGAGTATTTCAATAACTGTAATCATGGATGTAAGCCCACTGTTGGTACCCGTAGTCCAGGTACCCGAGGGACCTCCTGTCTGCTTAGCTCTTAGTTTATATGTCTGGGCCGATATGCTGGCGGGCGCGTGATACCCCACCAGTGTAGCTGACTGTGTATCACCTGCGGTGGAGGCACCGCGGCCGAGCTCTGAGATATCCGTAATAACACTATTGCTGCCATCCGTGAGTGCAAGGGTAACGCCGCTGGCATGGGCACTGGCGGCGGCCTGGACGGGTATGGAGTCGGTCATGATGACAAACTTGGAATTGATGGATCTCGGTGTAACCGTGACAGTCAGCCCCGTCACATCTACGTAGGAGGCAGTTGTTACAGCAAAGGCTGCGGTGATACTCGCAGACACCACCTGGGCCTTACCGGTAAGGGGCCCGCCATCTGCTCGGGTGTAGGCTACGATCATAACCTGGTTGGTCCCGGTGGCGAAACCGATAAGTCGATCACCCGCCGCCGTGGTGATATTAGCACCGCCCGGTATGTTGAGGTTGGTGGCGTGATGCGTAAGCAATACGGCACCGTCGAACTGCAGAATAAAGGGTGTGCCGATCACAGAGGTAACACTGGTTACAGTCACGACACCGGTCACATCAAAGACGTTACCATCGGCACCCAATACCAACGCCGTTGCTGAGGCAATATCCGCACCCTTAGTCCACGACTGCGTAGCGGCAAAGGTGTTAATGGTGTCTGTCTTGGCGGCGTTGTACTGTGTGGTCTCGATGAACGCAATGTCGGTGACTCCCATCGTGCCGCCGGCCAGCGCCGTAGACAGGAATTGCTTATTAGCGCCCACCGTACCAGACTGAACACCGACGGACATCGAGATAACCTCAGACCAGCTGTCAGCATCCGTTGCCCTGGACCAGGCGCCGGCACCAGTATCATAAAGGCCATTCTCGGCGGGTGCCGTTTGGTCTTTAACGAGAACACGATCCGTCGATGTTAGGACACCGTCCAGTGTCTGCTCACCGGATAGTGTGATATTCTCCGTTGTGGCAACCACGACGGGGTTCTTGTGGAATGAGTCAATACCGGCGACAGAAGCAGCCAGCGTGGTGAGTGAGTCGTCAGGTACCTCATACCAGTTTGTCTTCCCGATAATCAAGTCGAGCTGATACCTCAATCGTGCTACCTCGCCGGCCAGCGATGTGGCAAGGCTTGCCGTGCTGCCTGGATAGGGGTCGACCATTGTATCCATCTCGGTCGCGTTGGTGGAATAATCATCCACCATCAGCGGTACCAGGTTGGTAACGTGGTTCTCATGGTCCGCATTGTATATCGCCGCGGTAAGCGTTGTACCCGTGGCGCGCGTCGTGTGTGTATAAAGACCTGGCATCAGATAATTACCTCTCCATATTCGATTATCTCGTTAACAATAGCACCATCCACCATGCACAGGTCAACCATGTCGGCGTCGTAACATCCCTGAGCATCGGTCATGCTGAGCTCAGTGACGCAGCGCTGGCAGAGATTTGTGACATGTCGCCGTTGGCGATTAGAATCCCTCATCGTCACCAGCATCGATAGTTCTCGGTAATTATCACCTTTTATGAGTATATCTCCGCAGCATTTGCAGCCGATGCTTATAATATTACCAACGTGGTCGCGGGTTACATAGTCTGGTTTAGCTATCGACATCTTGATCTCCCGTTCTAAAATAAACTTGAAAGCCAGAGAGTGAGAAGTCCTGGCCCGCACCGCTGTTTGAGACACCTAGGGACAGTCGCTTACCCTTGCCAGCTCGAACGCGCTTCTTGAGACTGATTATTTGCGGTGCACTTAGGACGTCGGTACCCAGTACAAAATTGCCCAGCTGCGCGTCATCGGAACCTAGATTAAATGAGATACTATCCTTTAAGGAACCGTCTAGGTATATCTCAACATCCAGATTAAAATTACCGGTGGGTCGCGCGACAATCTCCAAGAAGTCGAGTTGCTTATTTAATACGGCAAGACTCTGGTCAAACTGCCTGAAGTCAGTATAGCTAGTCTGGAAGAGGGCGCCGTAGCCAGCACCATCCTTAGAGAGTACATCTTGGTCAAGCGCATACACAAAGCCATCGGGGGTACCAATATAGGGCTTCTCTTGACCAAGACCGTCGAATGACTGCCAGGCCGCAGACACGGTATCGCGATCTGATGTAAGAAACCGAATGGCATCGGGTCTCTCGAAGTTTACCCTCAGCAGCTGATTGACAACGGTAGTAGAACTGCCTGGCATGTAGAAGTAAGCTTCCCGGGTGCCGTCGTAGTAGATAGCCCTAGCCTTGGCGGCCAGTTGACCGATGTTAACGTTGTTGTCTATCCAGGTGTTGATATCTGCAATCTTGGTCAGATCGCTAGTGTTGACGTTACCAAACTCCTGAACCGCAGATAGCGCGTGTACATGACCACCCAGTGACAGGAAAATTATGTCGTTGTCCACAGGTATGATGGTCGCCGAATTCAGTGCACCGAGTGAGCGCGTTACCCTCTGGACCGTCCAGTTCGCAGGCAGCAGGTCGCGGGTGTCAATCACGTATACCCCGCGAGGGTACTTGAAGACTACGAGCAGGCCATTAAATGACACGGCACCCACTATGCCGGCACCCTCACCAGGGTACACAGAGATGCTGCCCACCGTGAAGTCACCGTGGTCGAGTGCGTCCGTAAAGTACATCCGGTGAAGGTCGTTACCATTGCCGCCCGCCCACATCCTGTTGTTGTGTGATGCTACCACCGTGGGGAATGATGAGGCCCAGTCTGTGGCGGGCGTTGTAACGTCGGCGGTTGTTGATGCGTCACCATCGATTACCTGGAGCTGATTAAGCCCCGTTGCGATAAACAACTTCTTATTCTGACCTGCAACCTCGGCACCGCCGTCTGCGAAGTTGGGTATGATGTTAGTGGTAGAGAGACCCGACTTCATGGTAGTACCGAAAGAACCATCACCTGTGTCACGGTAGATCTTGCCGTCGTCAGTGATTGCAATCTGGCGCTGGAGTGCAGGCGTCGGCCACCAATCATGGCCCGCGATTACCGCGGGAGCACCAGACAATGCGGTGGCGTTATATTTGGCAGCACCGCCGAGCTTACTGATAGAGCCCTTATCATAGGAGATATTATTCGCGAGTAACAGATAGTCGGAACCTACCTCAAAGAGATTCTCACTGCCATGGAGACCAGCGATGCCGACACCCAACGGTACCACGTGACCCGTGTAGGCCATCAGGTGTACCCACCCGTACGTCGGTACTTAACGGCGCCATCAGGTCGGGGGTACAAACGACCAAACTCCTTATTATGACCAGACATACGGCGGGAGTGTTCCTTCATCATCGATCGACAGCCAGCCTTCATCAGGTTCTGCATCACGCCAGCCCGGTCGTCATTCTTGTCAATCATTGTAAAGTACAAGGCCCCATCCGCGATAATCTTGCGATAATTTCGGGGTACGTCGGGGGTCTCACTACTGTTGAACGCGGTGAATTCCACAGGTAGACGGATGTAGTCATACTCGATACGAATTCTATCAGTGGCATGGCCGTAGTGGCTAAACTGAACAGTGTCCTCATCTGTGTGCGCGAAGACCTTTGGGTGGCCGGGCTGAATGTCCCATAGAGGGTATCTGTCTTTTAACTGGTCAAGCTCCACACCCCGGATTTGGGTCCGTTGACCCGCCGTGTGCATCTCGTCGTCCAGGTACAACACGTCTGAAGCAAGGTCATACTTTGTCTTGTACACCTTGAAAGTCTGGAGCCCGCTGGGCCCGACGTAGATGCTATCAAGTGAAACACTGGTGACGTTGCCTCCTGAGAGAATATTGTAAACCTCGGGCTGGCCGTCAAACTGGATAAACCGATCAAACCAGCTTGCAAAGTCCGCGCTGGGTAGGGTACCCACGCTGTCATTGTTAGTCATCGTTATACTGCCGATGTCGTAGGGCTCCATGTTAATAATGCCCCCATCATCTTTACGGAGCCACCACCAGTCGATATTAGTGGGCACGTCGAACTCGTCACCACCCACCGCTATCGCCAGGTAGGCACGGTTGATGTACCTCTTGATCTCATCGAGAAAGTCAGAGCCGGTAGCGGGCTCGCCGGCGCGGCTCAGTACATCGGTCAGAATATCTTCAGCAGTGTCCCAATTAGCCATGACTAATCATATCTCCTATTGCGAGTCCGTTCTCGTCGGCTTCAGTGCCAGCCTTCAGGTATACGTAGATCATGCTGTCCTCCGGTCGATCTCAGCCTGCGATAGCCCGGGTGTAAAGTATTTAAGACCCTTCAGCCAACCACCTAGCGCTCGGCCGCCGGTAGAACTCTCACCTACCCATAAAGCATCAAAGCCCGAGGGTAACGCCAGCGAAGTGTCCGGCGTAGCCGCAATACCATCCAGTGAACCTTCGTGCTTATTAACTCCGTAGGTATTCGCGGCTTTATGCGTTGTGCCAACAGCTACGTTGCCCAGCGTAATAATATCGCTAGAACCATCGTAGATATCGGCATTAAGAGCCACGCCGCTGTTGAAATATTGCGTAATTTCTTGTGTGCCTGCATTATTGGCCAAGTCATAAATTCTGTTTGTGGTGGTGGGCGTACCACGGATTTCAAATTCTGTGAGGAAAGTGCCCGACAGTGTATCAAGCCAAGATAGATCCGTAGTCTTAATGGCATCCGCTTCTCGAGTGGAGGCACCACCTGACGTTACGATATACGAGCTAGCAGCTGTACCCAGCTCGGCCTGTATTGCGCCTATGTAGAAGCCATCGTCAACGTCGCTGTCAGTGGACCAGATGCCGCCATCGGGTATGATGTGGGGGGCCACGTTAAGACTGGTTGATGCCACTGTAACCGTGATAGACACGCGGAACACACCGTTGCCCAGGTCTTCCGATGTAGAGCCCACAGGTGCTGTGTTTGAACCCGAACTCAGAACACCTGTGTTAAGGTCCACCGTGCGGTCCCAGGTAGTCACTCCGTCAGAAACAGCGAAGAGCATCTCATCATTCTGCCAGTATCTTACGTCGGCAGAGACTGTGTAGGTCTCACCGCTTACCACAGTCAAGGCCTCGGTGGTGTTAGCAAAGGCCTCTGCGCTAGCGGTACCAATCACGCGGTCCATCGTGGTGGCACCGTCAGCACCGACGCCCACGTTAGCCACAACGGAGGATCTTATCTTAGCCCAGGCAGCATTATCTACGTCGTTGGAGTAGGGTATTAAGTTGGTGGCTTCGCCCTCAATCTGTAGCCCCCGCGGTGTGGTGCCGTAGTTCGTGATGGCAAGGGTGGTGGTGTGCACGTAGACGTAGGGCTCAACGTAGCGACCCGCCTGTATGGCGGTAGCATTTACCGTGGCACCGCTGGTGCGTGTGCCGGAACCATCGCCATCCACGATGGACACCGCAACTGACGCGAGGGTAAGTGAGGCATGGAAGAAGCCGACCATCGAGACCCGATACCAACCCTCATCGCCAATGGGTACTATGGAGGCGTGAGATAAGACTGAGTCACCACCGTCGAATGTGGTACCCACTACACCCGTCTGTAGGTTAGCCCAGACCTGAAGACTATTCGAGCCGTTAGCGAAAGAGAGTCGAACCCACGGGTTGTCCACATATTGGGCGCAGTAACTAATCTCCAGCAGAGGTACCGGAGGTATACCCGAGTTAGTCCGCGTGAGCTGACCTGAGGCCCCGTCGTTCTCCAGCGACCAGGCGGTGGTCACACCCGGGGGTGGTGTCGGTGTGTCCGCGGTGATAACGTTGGTGGTGTTCCAGTAGGTACCATTACCCAGGTCTTCCGAAGCTGGCAACAGGTTCTCAGATATCACTACAATCTTATTGTCGTCGCGGGCAACGTTAGAGCCCATCACCACCCTTAGGCCATCGATGCCATACATACTGGCATCACTGGCCCTTGTCGTTGACAGCAGAGCAAGGTCCAAGCCACCATTGATGAAGTCCAGATCGAGTGCCAGAGTGTCTAGACCCCCCGAGAGAGGTCTAGACAACGACCGGCTAAGCGACCGAGTCAGCGCTCGGGTCATGCGCTAAACCTTACCCAGTCAGAGACGGCGCCCGCGGACCAGCCAGACACAGTTGACTTCATGTAGGGGAAGATAGCGACAATCTTGGCACCCGACGCTGTAAGCTGCTCAATCTGTGCCCATGGACCATCAGCGGTGGACTTCCCATACAGTGTAAGTGTGGCCGTGGTGACAATCTCAACCTGCCAGGTACCCTCAAGCTCCAGACCCGTGAACTCAGTGGTGTTAAGCTCCTCACTGTCGCCGTTGGCAACTGCAGCGTTGTTGAACTTGTGCTCTCTCATGACATATTCTCCCGCATTGCGTCAGGCCGGACCGCGCGGACATCTTTCCGACTGATCTTCTCTTCCATCAGCTCGGTGAGATGGTTGAGGTTCGGAAGACCCTTCTTAGTCCAGTGACTGACTTCGTTTGCTTTCAGGCTGTCGATGGCTTCTTCCAGCGTCAGCCCCTCCTCCTCGTCTTCGTCGACTTCTTCCACATCGTCGTCATCGACGTTATCATCTTCTGCGGGCTCGGGGTCGGGCGCAGGTTCGTCGGCGGTCTCCTCGGAGCCGGGGATAACGCCTGGGGTAAAGCCATGAGCGATCAGCGCACGATCACTGATCTTGGCGAAATCTTCTTCGAACCAGCTCGGCAGTTCGGAATCCCAGACACCCTGGGACTCGGAATATAGCTGGCCACCCTGAAGATAGATGGTGCCGCCTTCTCGGCGGGACAGGCGGATGTACGGGTTGTGGCTAACCATGCGGACTTCGTTGCTACCTTTAATACGCTGGTAGTTGTGCGGGCGGAGATCAAGAACGTTGGCCATTTTTATTTCCAATCGTGGCTGTCGTATTTAAGAGAAAAGGCAGGGACGGGCATTACCGCCCCTGCCGCTGTCGTATCGGCTTCGGGCTTTAACCTAGGTGGTTAAGGCCATGTCGGCGTTGTTCGCAGGGGTTTCCCAAACGTGTCGACCGAACAGGATCAGATGCGCGTTGCCGGCGGTGGGTGTTGCATTCGTAACCTGGAATACAGCCTCCTCACCGGGCGCGATCTTGATGTTGAGCCCGTCGATGTAGACCACCTTGCCAACGGCACCGGTCGCAGTCGTGTAGTTGAGAGTGGCAATGTCGCCATCTCCACGACTGGTATCGGAACCAGCGGTAGGTCGTTTGTCAACCTTGACGGCACCGGTGGCATTCGCGGCGGTCGTAAAGACCAGCGCAACTGCTTCGATGACGAAAGGCATGTAACCCGGCGCGAAGTCGCCGATGTCAGCCGCGGATGCCAAACTTGCGTTTGAGGCAACCATCTCCTGGTGTTGTCCGTGCGTGTACATTGGACCCCCTTACTGGCTGGTTACGTGGACAGCGCGAGCTTCGCCGGCATTGGCAGTATCCCAGATCAAACCGAGTTCCAGGATGCCATACCATGCCACAGCCCTAGAGCGACCGAAGTCACCTGGGATTGCGGCACGAAGTTCGGGCGTTTGAACTTCCGCCAACGCGAGGAAGTCTTCACCGAACACGAGGCCTTCGCCCAGGACGGACGCGGTGCCCACCTTTGCGAGTGCGTTCGCGTGGTTCGTCTCCACGTGGCGAATGTTCTCGATCTTGCCGACCTCGCTGGTCAGCTTCTTGTCAGGAGAGGTATACTTGTGCCACTCCTCCCAGTCGCTGTCCCGCTTGATGCCGCGAAGACCCAGTGTGCGGAAAATGCCCACATAGTCGTCGCCCATCCAAGGTGGGCAATGCAGCGTATCATACATGTAGTCACGCATCTCTTCCGCGTGGTACACGTTGTAATTCGCTGTGGCCGTGGTCGACGCCGTGCCATCCGTGTCGAACGTGCCTGCTGCGGCGCCGGTCGGGATGTACTTGATCTTGCACGTTTTGGCGGCAGCTGCCGCCTTGGTGTCCAGGACAAGGGTCATCTGATCGCGCAACTTGCGTTGGATCGGATTTTCCAGATCGAAGGACGACAGATCATCGGCGAGCGACGTGTAAGGCACGGCGCGGCCGATTTCGGTGACGGTAATCGAAGTTGTGCTGATTGAGAACTCGTCCTCAGAGATCGGCATGCCTTCCGTCAGGTTGGCATCGGTCGGTTCCGTCAAATTCGCCAGGCGCGTAAGGGTGACGCTTTCACCCATACGGCGACCGAATCCTTCGACAGGCCGAACGTAATCCATGAACTTGGAGTCTGCAACAGCAGCTTCGAAAACCTTGTTGGACATAGCATGGTTCTTAAACGTGCCGGACGGCGCGTCAAAGGCCCATGAGAATTGCTCACTCATTTGAGTTTGCTCCTTTGGGGTTTAAGTTAAGCTGTCTCACGGTGTGCCGCCTGTTTCCCTTTAATAGCTTGGGAGAGCGTTGTGGGGCCCGTGCTTTCTTCCCGAGGACGAGAAGCATTCGGTTTCGGTGTGGAGCCGCCGCCGCTTTCCGCAATACGCGGCGCATCGGTTCCCCCTCCGCCAAATCGTTTCGCAACATTCATAAGGTGTGTGCGAGTTAAGTTGCCGAGTTGCTCGACCGACTGGGCAACGGGTAGCTTGCCCAGTGAGGCCCAATGTTGAGACATAAGCATATTCGCTGTCTCTTTATCCATCGACCGGTCGAGGTCTTTGTTGACAGTGAAGAACGTATCCCAGAACTGCCGCAGACCATCGGTCTGCTGCGTCTCCTGACGTATCTCCTTTGTAACAGACTCGCGCATACGGCGAGTGTACTCCTTCGGGTCCGAGAAGAGTAACTGCTCCATCTCGTCATCATCGCCTACCAGCGGGTCATCCGCGGGTGGGGCCGCTACCGGCTGCTGCATCTCAGCGAGCCGTGACTCAATACCCTGCGTGTAGTCGTTGAAGCTTCGCGCGGCGCGCTCATCAACCAGTGCGGTGCTACCGTCGGGCAGCGTCATCGTAACGAACTGGGCACGGCCTTCAGGCGGATCTTCAGGCGGATCTTCGGGCTCAACGCCAGCAAGTTTCTCAGCAAGTTGCTCGGGCGTAAGCCCATCGAGTTCAGTCTGTTCTAGCGGGTCGGCCATATTATTTATCCTTCATTTCTACGGCTTCATTACCAGCACCGATTACGCGGGCCAGCTCTATCTTCCACAGGTCATACTCAGCGAGGGCACCGACGGCACCGACGAGGGCATTGTGGTTGATATCCTTATTGCGGTAGCTTGTGGCAAGCTCCTTAACGATTGCAGCTTCGCGGGCAGCAATGATGGGTAGCACGATTGCGCGGACTTGCTTGGCAATCATGGCGTTCTCAACGCTTGAGCTGATGTCTATGGTAGTGGCCATCAGCCGGCACCCAGTCTGGGTACAAGAAGGCCGCCAGGCAGATGTATCATCGTATCGCGGCCCTCAAGCCGGTTAATATCACCCATGGCAATGGCGAGACACTCCATAGCACCATCCTGTGCTTTCATCAAGAAATCCACGCGCTTGGCGAGGTGTTCCTCAGGTATGGTTTTAGAATGCTCATGATACCACACAGCCCACTCAGTTAGTTTTGTCTGGAGTTCTGCGCTCATCTCACGATAGTCCTGTAAGTGGTTTTGTCACCTGATTAACTTCACCTGGCACCTGGGCACCGGCACCTGTGTCAGACACGCCGGCACCACCGCCAGATGATGCACCCGCTCCCGAGGTGAACTCGCGGAAGTAGGGCAGTTGCTTCATAAACTCAGGCAAGCCTTCCAGCTCTTCCTCGTTTGCTTCAAGTTCCTGCGGGTTGATGCCCATGGCTTTGAAGGCTTTATCGAGTATCCTCTCTGGGGAGTATTTCTTCATAAACGTCTGCAGCATCACGGGGCTTTGACCGACAAACTGCATTAGACCAATGAGCTTCTGGAACTCTCGAACATTATTAAGCTGCGCCGTGAGCCCATTCACGCGAAACGCGCACATGGATGAATACATCGTGAAGCGCTGCTCGGGTGTCATGGTGAAGAACTTGAACGCTGTGCGCGCGTCAACGGCTAACGCGATAGACTCGGGGGGTATCTCATCCGTGAACTGCAAGATGGTGAGCCAGCAGAGTTCTAGCGTGCGTTCGATACACTCGTTCTCAAAGTCACGAAGCGCGGAGTTCACCGTGCTATCATTGCCCGCCTCGGACTGGACGATCTCGGTAGCCTTCACCTGACGACTTGCGAGATTACCCAGCTTGGTGTCATTTGTTAAGCCTGCATTGTTGAACTCGCGGTCCAGCGTATTGAGCACAGAGATCGACTCACCCGAGACGGAACCCGTAACTACCTGCTCAACAACCTTCATACCATCAGGAGTCTCCTCCTTAATAACCAGGGTCTCGCCGGCACCGATACCGTCGGCTATCTGTCCAGGGTCAACCAGGAGATTGGCCCGAACCTGACGAACACCCCAGACAGAGCTGATGCCGCCATCAATAACAAGATTGAACAGCTCATTGAAAGCAATATTAAGACTAGCAGCGTTGTCGTAGAGAGCCTTATGCCAGACGCTGTGCGGCACGCGGATAAGCGGTGCGGCCACGAAGGGTGACTTGCCGTGCCACAGAGGATTTTTAGTGGGCTTGCGAATAAGTATAGTATCATTCGCGATAGCTGCGACCACGTTCTCATGGAGCACCGTCCCATCTGTGTTCAGAATAGTCCCCCAGAATTCGTCAATCATCACGCGCTTGCGAAAGTCGGGCATCGCAGCCTCATCCTGGCCTTTCTCCGTCTCGCTGCGTTTATCCTCATCTGGAGCCTCAACACTCATAGTTCCGATCAGGCTTCTCACCGCGGCGAGATCATAGACACCGGCCTCGGCCATCTCGAGAACATCAGACAGGTCGCGCTCAACACGATGTATCTCGTAGAGCCCTGCGCCCGTCGGGTCCGGGAAGTATTCGGTATCGGGGACAAGATCTACGCGCAGGCGCCATGACTTAACGTTGCGGTGCACGATGCGGTCCGGCCGTATGATGCGGTCCGTCTGCTCGTCAATAAAGGCCTCACCAGCCTCGACGGCGAGCTGAGGTCGTGTCACACTGTAGCCGTGGACCTTGAGAATAATCAGCGAGTCCGTCAGCGCCGACCGAACACCATCACTGAGGACAGTGGTGAAGTTCTTGGCCGCGAGGTTCCCCCGCTCGTGTGCGAGATTGCCCAGGAAGCAGTTCATGATTTTTCGGACTTCGTGAGGTGTCAACGGAGACTCCGACGAGACGACGGGCTCGTAGTAATCCTCACCGGTTCCAACAAGGCCCTCTTTTATAAAGGCTACGAATTGCTCCTGGGCAATGGCAAGTTTTGGTACAAATTCGGTGGACTGGCCTTTTCCTTTATGCGACCAGTCTTGAATCATGGCAACCACATCCCGGTTGCGTCGGTTCAACCTTAGCCGGGAAGAGCGGGCATCATCAGCCTGCTGACGATACTGCTGGATTGCTTTAACAACCATGAAGTCCCCTGCATTACTGGGCACCTTGTCTTGGAGTTCCGCCGGTGCTTGGGCCATGTTGATAACGTTATCCGCCATAGCTGGGTGACCTAACTGTTATGACTGTGGACTTCGCGCCGACACAAGATGTGCATGTACCCATGGTCTGCTCGTGGCGGAGCATCAGCGTAGCGTTGCATTTGTTACAGGTCTTCAACGTGGGGTCCTCTCTAGTTCGCTCGAGAATAGCTGGGAGATCGAACAGCGGTGGCTTGAGCATATTCATGTTGGATAGCCTCTAGCTTGACGGGCTCCTCGAAGTTAACCCAATAACCGAGGCCGTCAGAGAAATGTGTTCGTTTGTAGTATGGGTCCTTACTGTTCTTGGTCTTCTTGATGCCACCATCAGGCGCACGAAGCACCTGCTCCATGTCGGCAACAACTTCTGTAGCGGAGGGGTCAACCTGAAGCAGATGTAGACCATCCTTGCTCCCACAGGCTGAGTTCATTGCATTGATGCGGTCGGGTACTGAGGGGTTAACCTCTGGGACCTTAATACGAACGCGGCTGCCGAAATTAATTAGGGCATTCTGTATTAGGTGATAGCTGGTCTTGTTATCATGGTGAGACCTCCCGCGGCCGGTCGCGTCGCCATACACCCAAATCTCACCCTGATGGTTCTTGTGGCGTTCGATGAACCAATTACACATGTCGGGTATGCTGCCCTCATCAAGCACAAGCTCTTCGAAGATACGGAAGTACATACCATCTCGCTGACCGACCAGCGACATCATGGGTTCAACGTTGAAGTCCCAGCACCAGGCTATCGGACGTTGCGGATGCCAGAACTTCGACTGATCGGCCACGTTCGCATCATAACTGAAGCTTGGGTACGCTCGTGCTCCACCGAGTCCAGGTAACCACTCGCCGTTAAGTCGGATGCGTCGTTGTACAGACCCTTCGGCGTAGATACCTTCAAGCCGCCCGATCTCACCTCGGGGTATGTGGGGGTTATCGTAGATGGAAGCCGTAAATGCTCCCACCCCTGGTTTAAGACCCTGCTGGAACGGCTTGAGGATATCCGTGTAGACCCACGTGACACCACCAACGGCGCCTTCCGGCGGCAAGAGTGTACATGTACCAAATATCTTAAGCGGAGAAGCACCCACTCGGATAACACATTCCTCATAGATACCAAAAGGCGGCTCTTCATCGAAGTGAACATAGTCTTTCTCCGTGCCCTGGAACTTCTTGCGCCCAGAGTCGGCAGACTTGAAACCGATGATGCTGCCGTTCTTGAGCTTAAGAATCTGATCGCTGACGCGCCACTCATTAATCTCATGCGGGGGTATGAAAGGTACATGCGTCTGACCCGGAGGTGTGAAGCCGTTATCAAATAGCTTCGGCTGAACGATGTCTCGGGAAGACGGAAAGTCAAGTGACACGACCCATCCAGAGGTCGCGCGATCTTTCACTGAGATCGACGAGTTCTGACCCGTTACGAACTTGACGTTGTCTGACTGATCACCGAATCTTGCAAGTGTCGCGTCACATATGGCACCAGCATCCGACTTGCCGGAACGGTTAGCAGCTACGAACCAGTTCTCGGCTTTCTCACCCATAACAACACTGCGGACGAAGTCATCTTGTTTCTTATACGGACGCCAGTGTGCCCAGCCATCATGTTCGTGGCGCTTATTGCGTTCGGCTTTGATTGCCGCGAGTTGTTTGAGCGATGATGACATGCTCCGCATATTACGTGCCCTAGCGGAAACATGTCAACACCTTCCCCAAACCCTATGTTTTGTGCGCGTTACACGCGTGTACGTGTGTATCGCCAAGCAAAATACGCCGCGGACATGCCGCACTCTGGGCATTGCTTGGTCACCTCAAGCTTCTGAACACCAGTAACAAGAACACCCCACAGGTGGTGTGGCTTCACGCTGATTGTTCTGCCATTGAAGTGGTGGTCACACGCATCCGGCTTGTAGGGCTTATCCTCTACGAATGGACGGCCACCTGCCCAGACTAGTGTGGTCGGCAGATAGTCGGCGTGCGTGAAGATTTTACCCATGGCTCTTTACCTCCGTATCGGCGCGCCACTGCAAGAAGGTGACACCCGGCGACCAGTTGTGGGCGATGGCGACGTGGTAGTCGACGGTGCCGTGCTCCGCGTCGAACACCCGGGCTTCGGTGTTGCAGAATGAGTTCCACGCATCCTGCACCTCGCGGGTTGATGCATAGTAGGCATCCATATCCTCGCCTTTCTTCCAGATGCAGCGGGGTCGGCGGTCCTCTCCGGTAGTGGGTGTGACCCCGCAGTCACAGGTACTGTCGCGGTTGGGTGCCGCACGATTATTGTGCCACCTACAGCCAGGCCGGTGACCCATGATAGTGTAGGGTATATCCATGGGTATCGCTACCTCAGAGTGTGCGGCAACCAAGCTTGCTATCACCCCCTGCAACTTCGACAGCTTTACTGCCAGCTCACATCTTATACGACGCTCGGTGTCATATTGACCCTGCATAGTTGCGATGCCCGCTTTGTAGCCTGCTTGGTAGTTCCGATACGCCTCAGCCCGCCCCCACTGTAGCGCCTCCTCATGTATTGCCTCCATCGCAGACTCCATACGTGGGCTATCACCAGCAACCTGTGCCGCTGATAGCTCATCCATCAGCTCATCGGGGGTACTCATGTGTCCATCTCCTCAAGACATTCAATATATTCCTGATAAAGCTTAAGGGTCTGTGGCCTCCGCCCGTTGGACTCATGGGTAAGTGAACCAATAAGCCTACTAGCCGCATCCAATGCATCCCTGGACTCAGCCCCGCCGCTCTCATACCCTGTCCTGTATGACAGCAGCCCCATACCATCGCGGTATACGGCAATTGCACCAGGATCACCCTCGCTACACACGTGGAGACTCTTGGTCTCATCAAGGGTCCTTAACCACGCTATGGGCTGGGGGGTACTCATGTGACGCACCCATGCAGGTCAAGTACCTGATAGTCTACCTTACCGCCGCAGTTGTTGTCATAGTGGCAGGCCGCCTCCACGGCACAGGTCATGGTATCCTGTAGTGTACCTGTACCATAGCCCTCGTCGTAGTCAAACAGGGCACCATAGGCGTATGGCCGACCACTGCCACTGGCCACATACGTCTTTGCGGTAATAGGTAACATACCCATGTCCATGTTCAGGAACTGAACGGCCCCCCATCCACAGATAAGTAGATTCGCTTCATACTCACCCCCAAGACCGCCCTGATCCTTAAACTGAGGATACGCGGATAAGATATCACGCAGTGCACCCGAGAAAATCCCAGGACGGGCGCTGGAAGCTACCAGCGTCGACGTGTGCTCCTCGATGACAGGTAGTAGGCTGGCATGGCCGGCAGCCATGATGATGATGCCATTCGGCAGGACATTGTACTTCTTGCGTGAGATGGGTACGGGGCTACCGTCGTTCCAGAGAGAGTCGGTGGCAATGTGAACCCGGGCCCCCTCCTGGTATGCGATCAAAACGGTCATCCGTGGTTACACCGGATCATGACATCCTCGTCCTTCTTGAGGTGATCTCGAAGGACCATGATGATAATAGATATCTCATTGGTATCCATAATCTCCTCGAGCTGTTGATTAGGTGTATCTATATCCGGGGGCTTCCGAACGGATACTGTGTAATCGTAGTCAGTCATCTTAGTCTCCTTAGTTTATATCAACAAATCATTGTAAATCGCGCGAGAACCCCCGTCAATGCGCGAAATCTTGAGATAGGACTTTAAAATGTGGGCCTAGGGATTCGCGAGCGGGTACAGGGGCAGCGGGTGTGGCAGGGGGAGGGGTCACCCCCGCGCGTTCCATGTCAACTATTACCTTGATACCATTTGATACGTGTGGGATTGAACCACCCATTCAACCCAAAGAAAGACGCGCACGAAATTAATCATGCGCGTCGGTCGTCGCGTGCGGTGTTACGCGTCGGGTTTTGATTTCGTCATGCGTGCGGTTACGGTTTTGACACGTTTGTCAAATTCGGCTTTGGAGAACGTGTGACGATTTCCGCGTCCAACGCGTTCGTTATTTGCGCGCAAAATACGGCGAACATTTTTCGCCGTCGTGTTGCATTTGGTCGCGATGTCGGACGGGGTGAACGTCGATTTTTTCGGGTCGGTCATTTGTCATTTCCTTTTGTGTGTGTATCAACAGCTATAGTTTCGCAGAACGTCAAGGTGATGTCAACAATGAATCTTGATGGTTTGAAAGACAATTGCAATTGTATTCGGGATCATGATAACCCAGTAGATCATGGGGTGCACCGACGAATACAATAATCATGGGTGTCATTGTTATCAGCGAGGATGTAAATCATTCGATCACCGCAGGGGCGCAGGAGTTTGGCATCAACCAATTGCGTTGCGAAGTCATGGGAAACTTCATCGTCGGGCGAATATTTATTGCGGATGGCGAGAGTCGTAACGTGTTCGATTAAGGCATCAACATAGTCGGCGCAACATGCGAAGGTACGGTTCATTTCGTGGTCGGGTGATTCGAGATCAACGGACGTGGTTTCGTAGACGTTCATGACATTCTCCATTTGTTTAATGTCATGATTGTATAATCCATTCGTTAATGGATCAATAACAAATCTTGCCTCTTTTGATCCACCGCGGGTGCGGTCCCGGCGGGGATCTTTCCCCATCCACCGAGACGGACGTCATCTACCAAACCACCGGGGAAATATCCCCCGCGGATCAGCAGTAAGTCCTTTTTATGGCGTCCCGAACTAGTCTGTATCTACCGGCCGGAATATACCAGTGCCATCGGGAGCTAGCTCGAGGATATCACCTCTCTCAATAGACTCCATGGCTCTCTGTAGTTCTTGGTCACTGAGGTCCTCGATGTAGTTCATGATGGTATGCTCGTGAACTACCTTCTCATTGTAGCCGGAAAGCTTGGCAAACATCACAACCATCTGTGCCCACCCGGCAGGGTTCTTTCTGGCCATCCTATCTAAGGATGCTTTAGACGGTTGAGACTGCATTATGTCCTGGAGTACATCCGTGAAAGGACTGCGGCTTAAACTGGTGAGCTGCTGCTCAAGATATGAGGGGGGAACTTGCCGCGAAGAACGATCCAACCCCTGTCTTCTCACCACTTCTATATCCTTCCCGGGGACCTTACTCTCTCTCCGGCTTCCGGACTTGCGTTTAAAACCCATCTGGCTTACTCCTTTTGTCAAACTTTGATTTCATGTTATAGACTCCATTCTCTCCGTATTGATACTTCCATCTCATCAGTAGCCATCTGCGTATCATCTCAGGATCGGTGCACAGGGTTCCGTCAGGCAGGCGAGCAGCAGGGAATCCGTAGCTGCGTATCCACCGACGAATAGTACCAATCTTATACCTACCCCGAAAGTAAGCCATGATTTCATCTGCACCAAACAATACTCTCTCGGTGCCCATGTCCTCGAGTGGTACATACGCATGTGACTTCTTCCTAGTGCGGGGACCTTTCGCTCGCATCTCATCCTATCTCCATCAGTCTTGCTGCTCTTGGTGAGCGTTCCCAGTACCAACGCTTCTCCTTTCGATTATACTGACACCGGTAGCCCATATCAATGGCTTTGTTCCGATATGTGGCAAATGATATATCAGACAGCTCGGCCTGATGCTTGATGACAATGCTGGGGATCTTGTTACCCATTGAGCTAAGCCATCGGCTACACTCCTTGCCTTTTACACCGCGAACACCCGTACTCCGTGAGTTAGCACCACGGCGTTGGATATCACTGCGTATCTTCTTCTTCTTCTTATCGCTATCTCGTATCTCTCGTAACAGCGAGATAATGGTCCTTAGTAAGTCATGAGTCTCGGTCATGTTGCGCCTCCTCGCGCGTGAACACTCGAACATACCGTATATACATGAAATATATATAGTATTACAATACATTTAGTCTCAGACATATTCACAAGTTTAATAGTATACCATGTAGATAACGGACGTATGCCACATCCATATGTATACTAGTTAACTCATTGATATGTCTAAGACTAATTTAACAGTAATACCCGAGCATTATCAATCGTTAACCAGCGTCGTATGTTCGTACACGCGCGCGTGTGCGGCGATATTCGCTGTTGACTGCGGCATACATAAGAATATATATTTACTGCGTTGACACATTTTACACGGAGATCACATATGAAATGCCATCTTATCTTTGATTACCTCAGGCCTGGGTCACCGCCTGACTACATGGCCGCTGACCCGGACCACGCTGACTGCCGGGGTATCATCGATGCCCTTACCCTGTGGATGAAGGAGAACCACTGATGCCCCTAATCACCATACGCACCACAGATGGTATCAAGGTCTTCAACCGGTATGACATACACCTGTTTACCATCCAGCTCCAGACCACAAAGCCCTCACCTCGGTGGTACATTGAGACTGAGCATGACACCACCCGACGGTTAGACCTCACACACTGGTGGGAGCGCTACGCGGCCGCCGAGCATTACTGCCGTGTTCTCGGGCTGGAGTACAGCCTGGATGAGGTATCAAAATGACTGCCTACCATATCGTGTACTACAACGCGGAGGGCAAGTCTGTCGCCACGCAGACGCTGGAGACTGACGTTCACAAACTGGGCGCGGCCAAGATGATGCTCAAGCAATCAACCCTCCGCTCAAATGAGTGGTCCTATTTCACATTCACTGAGGTATCAAAATGACTACACCCACTGAGGCAGGCGAGCAGATGGTCGAGGAGTACCGCGGCGCCATACTCGCGATGAATAATGACATGACGGCAAGCCTGGAGCAATACGTTATCGCGCTGCTCGACCGTAACCCCGATATACCGCCGAACCTGGCGCTGCAGGTTGTATCGATGGGTCTTGTTAACCTGGCCGTCGTCGGTGTCATGGAGCTGTCGCTCGAGGGTGCTTCACCGGCCACACGCGACGAGGCCGCCAGCGAGATGGCCACGGTATTCTCCCGACTCATCGGCGTTATCAAAAATGGAGACAAAAAATGACCGACACGAAGATACTCGACCGTATCCACAAGATGATGGCTCTTGCGAATAACGAGGGTGCCACCGAGGCTGAGGCCGCCACTGCCCTGGAGATGGCGCAGAACCTGGCCATTCGCCACGGTATTAACATATCACTACATGCGGGCGCCGAGCATACCGCTGAGTCACGCGTTACCAGCATCCGAGACCCGAAGCCCTGGCCGTCATCCAACGCATACCATCGTACCCTGTGGGACATCGTCACGCAGATGTACTATGGTCAATGGGTCGTCCATCAGCGTTCGAAGGGCCACTTCGAGATTGAGTTTATCGTTCTCGACGAGTACTCAACCGTCGCTCTCGACACATTGTACTTCGTCAAGGCCCAGGTCGAGGAGCTGTACAAACAGAATATGCCACGTGGTATGACACAGAAGGAACGTTCAAATTATCGCCGTACGTTCAAGTTCGCTGCCGCTGCCCGCGTATCGACGCGTGTCTGGAACCACCGTTTCGAGCTCGAGAATGACAATGACTACGCGGAGACACATACGGGGCACAACGCGCTCGCTGTTATCGACCACACCAGGCAGGCTAAAGAACGCGTCCGGGCTCACGTCAATGAGAACTTCCGGCACCTGCGTACCATGAAGACTCGTGCTGCCAAGGCTGGCCGCGGTACACATGATGGAACCCGCGCCGGCGCAAACGTCCAACTAAATAGGAGCCTCACATGAACGACGAGGATTCGCTTAACGAACTCGGTGACCGTCTGTCACGTATTGATCGGGAGATTGAACGACTTAACCGACAGGAGGGGTCAATCGATAAACGTACGGATATGATTGACGTCTTCCTCGGCTTCTGCGGCATCATACTGGGTGGCCTACTTATCTGCGGTGTTGTCGCCGTGGTACTGCATGCCTCGGGGGTAATCGAATGAGACGCAAGAGTTCAAAAGAGTTCATGCGTGACCCGCTCATCATCCCGGTGTTCATGAGACAGGTGGGCACCAAGCTCACCGCCATGAAAATACACCTCACGTTGACCGGCACTCACTCCAAGAAGTCCAAGATGTTTACGTTCGTGGAACGTGACTTCAACACCGCCGCCGATGCCCTCATTTATATCAACAAAGCCATGCCACAGATCGGCCGGTATGCCGTGAGTGATCGTGTCGCCGTTGATGCATCGGGTTTAATGCTCTACAGCAACTACAGCATCCGCAGCATCATTGACGGTGTTGAACCCGACGGAATGCTACCCAACCACAGGCTTGATAAGAGGAGCTTCACAAACATGACGAAGCCAACACCATCCGCCAAACCCGCAGCCAAGCGCAAGGAACGCGTCAACGGTGAGATCATCGTGCTGAAGGTTATATGCAACGAAGTCGACATCGACCCGGGGCTCGCACGAAGAAAATTGCGCGCCGCGATTAAAGCGGGTACACTGGAGCATGCCCCGTCCGCTCGCTGGGAGTGGCCTAAAGGCTCTGACATACTAGCAACCGTGAAGGAGATACTGAACAAATGAAACTTACAGCAAAGCAACGTAACACTCTGGGTGATCTGCAAGAGACAGTTAACAATCTTGCGGGTATAGCGACCGCAGGGTTCTTCGCCGGGCTCGGGTTCTTCGGGTCATTCTACGTTATTGTCGCAATCGTGGGGAGCATGAAGCCATGAGCTACGGTGAGAACTGGACGGCCGACTACATCACTATCAAGTTCAAGGTGATGTCCGAGCGCGTTGACAAAAACGGCAAGACACGTGGCAGCACACGAACGAGAACTGTGCTGCGCCGGGTGAACTCCGAAGAGGAGGCTGTTCGTGCCTTCCTCGGTGTTCGCAAACACTACTCGAACTGGAATACCCGCGACTTCTCGTGGGCCCCGCAATTCTGAAGGAGAAACTGTTATGAGAAGATCACCTCTTGCTGCACTTGCTACCTCCATATTGTCCTCTGGCTTAAGCATGGTGCCACACATTATTAAGCCAGGGCCTCGCGCCCAGCGTCGTCGCTATCGCCATAGCTGGGGTGGTGATGCGAACAAGTACCCGCCTCACCAGGGTAAGAAGGAATGCCTGCGTCGTCGGGAACGTCGGGGTACAGAAGACTACGCTGCACTCGCAACGAATGGGCTTCGGTGATGAGGACCGGCTTCCGTCGTAAGTGTCGTGTCTATCTTAATCGATGGGCCGGTGGTTCAAAAGAACACCACATCCGCCGGCGAGAGCTGGACAATTCATATGACTCACTGCTGGTTGATAATGGCAATCACGCTGTCCTCATCAAATGGGATAACGGTCAGATAACAATCTGGGCTGAGGGGGGTCGGATCAATGTGATACCAAGCGCAAGCAATGTGGTCATCATCGAAACCCGAAAGTTCTCCCAGTGAACTACGTCGTTGATGTAGCCTGCATCGCGTTGATCTGCGCGGGTGTCTACCTATTTGTAGAGGGAGCGATGCTGAGCATGTGATGGCCAGTGATGTGCGAGAGGATGCCGCAGTAGATATCGATCTGCTGCGGCTTTTCCTTGGGTTGTTATGGATGCTTTCGCAGCGCGTACACGCATATATGTTGTATAGCGTACTTCGATATATCCTGAGCGCGACAGGAACGCTAGGCTATTATAATGTGCATCGTTTAACGCTGATACGTGCCTAACGTTTCCTGACACGCTAAGATCAATCAAAAAATGCATCGCTATTCGTCTTGGAGAAACCATTTGCCATCCTTCTTGGTACAGTTAAGGTAGTCACGCGCATCAAGCACAACCTTCCAGTCATGGCTGTGTGTTTCGGCAGCGCTGCGTATGTCGCGAACCTTAGCGGGTAAGTATTCTTTCAACCACTCGGCGGCGTCAATGACAGCGGCGGCACGTGAGTTGGATACGTCAACACCCATGACATCACCGGCCTCCAGCGTTGTTGCACCCTCCCAGCTGAACGGCCGCTCGGCGTTGGCAGCGAGTCGATATTTGATTGACATGCCACGCGATGCTAGATTACTTTTAATGTGTACGATAACGCGGCACTCCTCATCATCGGGGTCGCGGCCGATCATAAGGACACTTCGTGAGGCAGCGGTAAGATCGATCGACCCGAGCCCGCGATATATTGCTTTGTCCTTGCTACCCTTAGTCAAATGTCGAAGACATACGATGGCAGCGCCCGAGTGTGCGGCGATCTCGGCTAGTCTTGCCATGCACTCCCGCGTTTCATTTGCCCTGTGGAGATCGATGCCGCCCCCCATGTACGCCACGAGCGGGTCAATAATAACGAGCAGAGGTTTGAGGTCACAGATAAGTTCTTCGAGTTCTTCGAAGTGATCCTCCTCAAACGTCGTGAACTCAGGCAGTGCATATATGTTGCTGCCGTCAACGCCCATCATATCGAGTCGGGGCTTGAGCGTGTCACCGATACCATCCTCGGCAGACATGAGTAGAACCTTACCCTTTATACGCTTCTTACTCAGAGGTAGTCGTTGGCCCTGGGAGACGGCGGCGGCAAGTGACAGCGTGAGCCAGGTTTTACCGAGGTCAGGATCACCTTCCATCAGAGTCACTTTGCCGAGTGGTATATAAGGTGGCCACAGGAAGGTAACAGGCTCAGGCTTGGTCTCGACTAGTTTAACGAGACTTAGCTTCTTCTCCGACCTTTCACCATCGCCGCGTTTTTCTTTTCGTTTAGTTTTCTTCTTTGGCTTAGCGTCTGCAGATGCATATGCTTTTTCAACATCTCGTCTGAGTTGCGCTGGGCGGTCTTCGAATTTGTTCCACCGACTGGACTGGATGACGGCGATGACTTCGTCGGGGTTAAGGCCCGCTTCAAATAGTTCAAAATACATCTTCCATAGGAGATCACTGCGGGAACCTTTCTTGGGGGGTTTGTTTAGGGTGCGTCGTAATATACGCGGTATCCGGGCGATGAGCTCCTCACCTACTTCGGTCTTCGCTTCAAGACCCGTATACGTCTCAATGGGTTTTGACTGTTCAGCCCACCACATAAGTTTAGTGCGGGGCTTCTCGGGATATTTGTGGTTCCGAGTTCCGGGTATCCGCAGTACCTGCGACAAATCCCACCCACCGTGGTCAGCTCCCAGGTGGTAAGTAAGGTCCTTGTTGGGTACCTCGAGTCGGGCATTGTCATAGAAAGCGTTAAGCATCCATAGGGCAGCGTAGCGGTTGGGTGAAGACTCCCACGCAATCGATGGCCTAAGCTTAACCTGCTGCGGATCAACACCGTCCAGGTCTGCCCACAGATATGATGAACCGCGGACATACTCGTTTTTACGACGACGATGGGTGAACGGGTTGGGACTAAAGTAGAGGTCGTGAGTGCTGGCGGGGTGAGTGCTGAAGAATTCATCAAGCTTCTTCTTGTTGGTCGGCCACTTGATGGGGTGATCCTTCCATCGTCCATCTTCATTCTTGGTAGCAATGAAGAAATAGTCTCCTTTTTGGGCATCTTTCTTCCAGACTTTTAATAAGAACTCAGTGGCCTTCATGGGTCATCACTTCCTTCAACGCTTCTGCGTCTTCTTGTTTTATCATCCACTGCCATCCATATTTTTCGGCGGCAAGCGTACCGGATTTAATACGTCGGATGACCTGCGTGTATTTTAAATGTAGCAGCGTTGCTGTTTCATCGACGGTTAATAAATTTTCTGTCATTGGAATTTTTCCGTTTACATACGATCAGCATGCGAGTAAAAACGTCATACGCCAATATTTGGTGTCTTGTCAATCAACATGAGGAAAAACGCTATGTCATTACTTCAAAACCCCAGTGAGGAATACCTGCAATCAATCGCTGAAGACCTGCGCGATAAGAACGTAAGATCAGAAATCTTGTCGGCGGGTCACCAGCTTACCAACCAAGACCGCAACCTGCAGTATGGTTCAGCGGATGGTAACTACACATCTGTGGCTGCCATCATGGAGATACTGATCGAGCAGGGCAGTGGTCATCAGAGCCCCGCTGAGATTGCCGCTATCCAGCAGGTTGTCGTTAAACTTGTTCGCATGTCTCAGGGTCCGTGGAAGAAAGATAACTACATCGACGGCGCCGTATACATGGCTATCGCAGGCGAGATCGGCTACAACCGGCGGCCGCAGTCTCAAGGTGTTCACAGCTACGGTGTCGCCGAGAAGGAGGTATGCTCATAATGGTTAACGTCAATGACATACCCGATAGCGTTGTACCGAAGACAGACTGCCGACTCGCGTCAATCTACGACCGCCAACGAGAGTTGATGGAGAAGTATGAGATCATCGAAGACCAGAACGGTTTGCTCCAGGTCCACGGCTATCCGGTCGATCTCCACGACAGGCATGGCCAAGCACGACTAAAGGACTTTGCCTGGCGTGTTACCGAGGAGGTAACGGAAGCAACGTGTGCCATCATCGAGCACCCTCATGATCCGATACATATGCAGGAGGAGGTCTGCGATGCATACCACTTCTTCATCGAACTCATGATACTCGCCGGCGTCTCACCTGAGGACACAGTTGAGTGGATGGTGATGAAAGACTACTACCAGCCTGGCTCCGCACAACACGCGTGCCGCCTCAAAGGTCTGTGGATGAAAGCGAAACCTCCGCAAGAGATGGTCGACATGGCCGAGATACTGGCGGCGGCACCGACCATGCACCTCCGTAACTTCACGGCGTACAAGTTCATTGAGCATATTGGTCTGGCAATGAACTGCCTGAAGCAGAAGCCCTGGAAGCAAACACACTTCCACACGGATACAAAGAAGTTCATCGACCATCTCCATGACGCACATGAGGCATTCGTCTGGTTTGCAAAGTCCTGCGGCCTGGGCTATGACACAGTCTATCAGCTGTACTTCAAAAAGTCGGAAGTTAACATATTCCGGCAGCGGAGCAAGTATTGAAGTCCTTCGAGGCTCAGTGGGCACGGTGGGTAAGCGACCTCTTTATGGGGGAGCCTATCCACCGCTCTGGTGTTCAAATGATCTTCAGAAACCAGAGCATGCGACTCACAGGGAGGCAGTTCCTCGATAGCACCATGACACTTGATGGCTCCGGTTACACGAACATGAAGCTCACGATGCTGAAGAACCACTACCTACCTGAGGGTGCCATTGAGAAGGCACGTGGTATCCTCGCCGACCGAGTCAAGACTAAGAAGTACGGCTCTGCACTGATACCACATCAGGGTAAGGTGAAGACGGGTTTCACCAAGCAGGATTTCTGCATGATCGGAACCACTATCACGTATATCCCCAAGAAAGGCTTCTATTGGAACACACACTGGCGGACAGCTGAGGTTACCAAGCGGCTACGCGGTGACTTCGTGTTCCTACGTTATATACATGGTGAGCTGGAGGATATCATCGGCCGTCCTCGTCGAGTACAGTTCCTGTGGGACAACGTCACCGCGCATCCGATGTTCTTCCTACTGCTTATCGCTCGTCACCCCCGATGGGAGAAAGTGCTTGACCTGTGTGACGAGCGTACCCGGAGGGATTGTCTCAAGTGGCTGTACTACTATCTCGTTGACCCCGATGAGCCATATACACGATATTCCTCGGCGCATCAGGTTCGCAAAATTGCTGATCGTCAAATGGATGTTGACACGTTAAAACGGGTAGCGCAATATGTACAACGTCACTTCACACCAAAGGAAAAGTAACATGAAACTAACCGAAAAAGATGAAAGGGACCTGCCCAGAGATGAGAACAAGGTCTGGGCCCTTTCCGTCAACCGTCCGCTACGGGAGCGTATCTATACGACGATTTTCTTCAACGGCTGCCCCGTAGGTGGCAACAGCAACCGTAAGAAGGCGCACCTCGCTGCACGTCAACTTGCCGGCAACTACGACGCTTCCTTTACTTCAACCTAGGAGGGACATATGTCTCACAGATTTTACAAAGACTTCCCCGAGGCGTTCAGCGAACTGGGCCGTGAGCTCAAGGAGATGGGCATCCACACGCAGACACGAACGATGCAGAACAAGAAGATAGTCGGCCAGAGCGACTACGATACCTATGAGCTGCGGAACTACATGTACACTGTGCTGACGCCGAGGCTTGAAGAGCTGTCGCCTGTACAGCCCTGGGCCGATGAAGAATTCGAAGAACGGATGCAGGGTGCGTGGGGTGCCCCGGAAAACCCTGGGGATGCCTACAAACTACGGCCCGAAATCTGGAAGGAGTTCCTCAACGATGATGGCAAGTTCTGCTACAGCTATAGTGAACGATGGGCACGCGACAGCCAGGTACGCGATGTGATTTCGGGGCTTCAGCGCGACCTCAACAGCCGGCAGGCTATCATCCAGATGTGGGGTTCCGATGACGCCAAGCGAATGGGCACCGTCCGCGTACCCTGCTCGTTGTACTGGCACTTCCTCTTCCGCGAGAATGCGCTACACCTGACCTACACCATGAGGTCATGTGATTACGCCACCCACTTCCAGAATGACGTCTATCTGGCCATGAGGCTTGGTGAGTACATCGCCAAAACCCTGGATGTGCAGATGGGGTCATTCACGCACCTCATGCATAGTTTCCACGTCTATCAGAAAGATGTCCGTGACGCGTTTTAAGCCGGCGGCCCACATGTACTACGGCACTGTTGGTGTAAGACCCATCAGTGACCGTATGGTGGGTCTCCAACAGCAGGAATGCTATCTTGGACCCGAAAGCCTTAATAGCCTAATCAAAGAACTTCAAAGGTTTCAGAAACATGACCCGATCCTCCAAGCACTCCAACCTGATAACCCAGGCGTTCGTGATATCCCAGCGGGGTACGTGCGTCCGACGACAGGTTGGGTGCGTACTCGTCGATATAGAAGGTCACACAATAGGGACGGGCTATAATGGCCCTCCCTCAGGCTGGCAGCACTGTACTGACGTGGCCTGTCCTGGGGCTACAGCTGCCTCCGGTGTTGGACTGGAGATTTGCGAGGCTATCCACGCCGAGCAGAACGCTCTCCTTCAAACATCAAGAGTCCGACATATCGAAGCGGCCTACGTCACCGATGCCCCATGCATCCATTGCACCAAGTTACTGCTCAATACGGGTTGTAAGCGTATTTATTACGCCCGATCCTACTCAGCCAGCGGAACATCACTGTGGCTCAAAGCGGGCAGAGAGATTATCCAAACTGATCCAGAGCCTGTGAACTGGGGGCGGATGCGTCGTGGGTAAGTTCGTCGAGTTTGACAGCGGCTGTCATCTGTGCCCACTCAATGAGGTAGCACAGGCTGTATGTGTACCTGGTGTGGGCAATCGTAGAGCTGACATCATGGTCATCGGCGAGACACCTAGTTATTCGGGTAGTGCGTTCGGTGACGTCGGCGGTAAGTTGCTACTCAAGATGCTCGCTGACGCCGGCCTAAGTGAGAAAGATTTTTATTACACTCATGCGGTGCATTGTATACCCGAGTACGGCGAGAAAGCGCGTGCGGCACACCTGAAGGCTTGCAGGCACTGGTTATATCAGGAAATCGAACGCGTCAAGCCAAAGTACATACTACTACTGGGTAACATCGCACTATCCGCCTGCTTGGGTATGACAGGTATATCCAAGCTTCGGGGTATACCCGTTGAACAAAATGGCATCATCTACCTGCCCACCTATGGGCCCGGCTACATCGTTAAGAATAAGGGTGAGAGAAGCACGGTCTCGGCGGATATCAACGCCTTCGCCACTATTGCAAAACATGGCAAGGTACCAGAGATGGAGGGTCTTAATTTTGTTATATGCGACACGAAGGAAACTATCGACGCAGGACTTAGAGAGATTAAGAGAGCCGGTCGGTGGGTTGACATCGACACTGAGACAAGCGGCCTTCATCAGTTTGAGCCTGGCGCTTTTATCGCCAGTATTGGTGTGGGTATTAAGGGTCATCAGTACTGCTTTGTGATGAACCACACCCAGGGTAATAACTTCCGCAAGTTTAAGGCCCAGCGTCGCATTGCTAACAAGATATACAATGTACTTAAAGATAAGAAGATCAATGCCCAGAATGGCAAGTTTGATACGCTGTTCTTGTGGGTTGTCTATGGCATCAAGCTGGACACTCACTTCGACACTATGCTAGCCCACTACAATCTCGATGAGAATAGCCGTCATGGTCTGGATGTGTTGGCCGCCAGGTACTTCGGGGCGCCGTCATATGATATACCGCTAGAGGAGAAACATGGCCGCGGCGACTTGACGAGGCACTGTGAGTACCTAGCGAGTGACCTCTACTGGACGCGCAGACTCCGTCTACTATTCCAGAAACAACTACGAGAAGACCTCGCAACACAAAGGATTTTCTATGAGATAACCATGCCTCTCTCGAATCTCTATCGAGACATTGAGTACGAGGGTGTTTATATCGATCCGGCCAAGATCAAGGATGCTTGGGAGTTTTGGATCGAAGAACGAGACACCCAACTGGCAGCGCTGTCTGAGTATATCACTGATGATCGGAAGTGGTTTGACAAGAAGCAGAAAGCCTGGGTACCTGGTATCAACTGGGCCTCCGCGGACCAAGTGTCAGAATTCCTGTTCGGGGAGCTGGGCCTCACACCACTCGATAAGACCGGCACAGGTAAGAATAGTGTCGCTGAGAGTGTTCTGCTACGTCTCATTGAGGACGGGGCTGAGGTTGCGAGTACGATCCTCAAGTTCAGGTTGGCGGACAAGCAGTCGGGCACGTTTCTCAAGAGTTGGTCCGAGAAACTTGTCAACAACCGTCTTCACCCCAACTTCAAAATCCACGGAGCCGTCACGGGACGCCCTGCGTGTGAAGAGCCAAACCTACAAGCAACACCTCGAGACCCCAGAGTTAGATCGCTTATTACAGCTCCTCCAGGATGGACCCTGGTCGAAGTCGATCAGTCCCAAGCTGAGATGCGAATTGCTGCAGAGATGTCTGGAGACGAAGGCCTTGCTAGATGCTTCCGAGAAGGCATAGATGTCCACACGCTAATTGTCCAGACCACCTTCGGTATCATGAACCCCACATATGAGGAACGTAAGAAGGGTAAGGCTATTAACTTCGGCTTCCTCTACGGCATGTGGTGGAAAAAGTTCCTTATATATGCACGCGATAACTATGGAGTAACGGTCAGTGCCAAAGAAGCCAAGCAAGCCAGAATTACCTACTTCAAAACGTGGTCCTCCCTCGAGACCTGGCATAAACGACAGAAGAGCTACGCCCGACGCCATGGGTACGTTCGCTCGCTTATGGGTAGGAAGCGCAGACTCCCCGATGCACTATCAGTCATCGATAGTAATGATCGCCGTGCGGCGGAGCGTCAGGCTATCAATTCACCTGTGCAGGGCTTCGCGAGTGATTGGAATGTCCTTGCTGCGTTGGAGATGCAGCAGAGACTTGACCCTAAACGGGCTAGGCTATGCGGGACTGTTCATGACTGCGTTCTTATTCTTGTTCGTAATGACTATCTGAATATTGCGGTACCGCTTATCAAATCCATCATGGACCTGCCCGATGCGGTAGGTACAGTCTTCAGAGTTCGCATGAGGATCAAGATGATAGGCGACATAAAAATCGGTCCCTGGAATGCCTCACGCGAATGGGAGGGTGAGAAAATCCCAGTTGACAAGGAAAAGCTGCTCGAATACATTGCTGCTCGTTGATACAACACATAGGACAAGTCAGGAGATAACATATGAAAGTTTCGCAATCCCAGATCAAGACCTATCGCATGTGCCAATATGCATGGGGTATTAAACACCTCGAGAATTTGGTGCCGAGGAAAACACGGCGACCTCTTGGTTTTGGCCGGCTCGCTCATCAAGTTCTCGAGGACCACGCAAACGGTATCCCCATGGACAAGACCATGTCCCGCGAATGGGCCAAAATCGAAGATACCGTGTTCAGCGCCGAGCTTGATGAGTACGAACTGATCTTCGAGGATGTAAGTCTGGTCATGGAATCCTACTTTGATTTCTATAAAAAAGACCCTCTCCGGATCGTGACATTTAATGGGCAGAATGCAGAACACGATTACTCCGTACCACTACTCGATGGGATCGACTTTACCTTCATGGTGGATAAGCTTGTCCAGGATAGACGCAAGCATATCTGGCTATCGGATAACAAGACGGGTGTTCAAGACCCCGGCGCGGAGGGTCGGTTCTGGGACCTTCAATCGAACATGTACGTCTGGGGTATCCGTCAGCTGGCGGAGTTCCCCATACATGGTATCATGTGGGACTACCTAACCTCTAAACCGCCTCGCTACCCCGCACTGCTCAAGGGCGGTGGGTTGTCGAAGGCGATGAGCCAGCGCACCACGTGGAAACTGTATCGCCGACAGATCAAATCCCTGGGTCTTGAGGTCAAGGACTATCTTGATATGAAGGAGGCCTTTCAGAATAAGGAGGCTGAATACTTCAGTCGTATCTACAACCCGATCAATGAGAAACTACTCGGACGGCTAGTCGACGAGGCTAAGGTAACGGCTGTCCAGATACGTGACACGCGGGAGCACCCACACTCCATTGTCCGCAATATGGGTAGGCACTGCTCGTGGTGTGACGTTCAATCCTTATGCAAGGCTCGGCTCGTAGGTCTTGATGAGAAGGAGGTAATGCGAGATTACAAGAAGGAGAAAAAGCATGGCGGTTCGCAGGGAAAGAAAACGAAAGCAGACATCAAGGGAAAGAAATCAAGACGCGCCAAACCCAGGAAACGTACTCGGAAAGCTGCGTGACCCCAACAAGATTAAGACAAAAATGAAAATCGTCATATACGGTATGGCCGGTACTGGGAAGACCACCATCTCAACGACATTCCCCGCACCGATCCTCCACCTGGACATCAAGGAGAATACCGCCGCCGCACTCAAAGGTGTACCTGGCCTGAAAACCATGAGCATCGAGAGCTGGCAGGACATGCTCGACGTCTACTGGTTCCTCAAGGAAGGTGAGCACGAGTTCAAGACAGTGGTTATCGACACTGTGGGCCAGCTCCAAGACCTGTCCGTTGGTGAGATCGCCAAGGAGAAATCAAAGCGGTCGAGCAAATCTAACCAATCCCGAGGCGGCAAGCGACTCGGCGATTGGGGTACGCTTACCAAGCAGGACTGGGGGAAAGTCTCTGGAAATCTAAAGACTATGATTATTGACATGCGAGACTTGGACATTAATATTGTGTACATCGCGCAAGAACGCATAACGACAATGGAAGAAGACGATGACGAAGACGATGGGGGCCTCATTGCCTCACCATCCATCGGCCCACAGATGATGCCCTCCGTAGCGTCAACGCTCAATGCATCGGTCGATGTCATCGGCAATACATTTATTCGGCAGCGCCAGGTGGTTAAGCGCGTCGCTGGAAAGAAGAGAAATCGCAAAGTGATAGAGTATTGCTTGCGACTCGGGCCGAGCGCCCTGTACCGAACTAAGGTCAGGACGCCGCGGAAGATACGACCTCCGGATCAACTCATAGACCCGAGCTATGACACGATCCATGAAGCAGCTGTTAAAGGAGCCAAAAGTGGCAAAAAAGGCAAAGAAGACTAAGATGCTTTCCGTCAACTTCGATGATGTCGAGGTCCGGAAAACACCGCCGGAAGGTGATCTGCCGTGGATTGTTGACACGGCCACCGTCGAAGATGGTGAAGAACACCCGTATGTCAAGTGGGTATTCAAGGTCGCACGCGGCGAATACAAGGGTGCGATGGGCTGGACGAATACCTCCATGTCGCCGGCATCCCTGTGGAGCCTGCGCGGACTGCTCGAGGCGATGGGCGTCAAAATCCCGAAGGGCAAGATGGACCTCGATCTCGAGTCATATGTCGGTCTGGAAGTCGGCGCCACACATGAGCTCGAAGTTTGGGACGGTCGCAAGAAAGTTGACTTCGTTGACTTCTTCCCCGTGTCCGAGCTCGAGTCCGACGGCACCACCAAGGACGACGACGGCGATGATGCCGACGCCGATGGCGAAGATCTGCCCTCGGCCGACGAGATCGGTGAAATGGATCTCGAACAGCTGGAAGCGCTGATCGAAGAAAATGACCTCGATGTTGAGCTTGACGATGCGAAGGGTAAAGGCAAGAAGAAGCTGGCCGCCCAACGCAAGTTGGTGATCGACGCTCTTGAAGAAGAAGAAGAAGAGGAGACCGAAGAAGAAGAAGAAGACGATGACGATGGGGGCGACGACGATACCTCCTACGCCAAAGACGCCGTCATGGACATGAAGGGTAAGGCCCTGGATGAGATCGTCGAGAACGAGGAACTCGACATTGAAGGTTACGAGGACATGAACTTGCGTAAGAAGCGCAAGGCTGTCGTTGAAGCCCTCGATGATGAGGACATGCTCGACGAAGAAGACTAATCGCCATCGGGAGGCCAGCCACCGCTCATCTCCTCGAGCGTGTGTGTCAACAACCACGTGGCTGGCCTCCCACCTCTATTTGTTAGTAGTGCGGATATATCACTTAACCACAGAAAGCGAGAATGACATGGCACTTCAAAAATGGCAAGTACGATACTGGGGCACGGTTTATAAAACCTTCCTTCCTGCAAAGGCAATCGGAGACGACGACTTCAAGGCAACGATGCGCCCGAAGTTATTTGTTGTCGAAGGCTACGTCACCAACCAGGGCGGCGGCCTGTCAACGTCCTTCACCGACCCCGAAGAAGGTGTCGTGCAGAATGTACCTTACTGGTACGTCGTCAATCTGGCGGTACCTGAGGGCCGTGACTCCTATGAGCCCAGCGGTTCCAGGGGTGAGATCGGAACCGAGTCCGAGCGAAGCATCCTGATCTATCGGGATCAACTGCTTCGCGATGGCAGTGGAAACATCATCGGCATGAACCACGCGTAACAAGCCGGGGGCGTAGTGGCTTCGGCTGCTGCGCCCTTTTTCTAGGGAACGGATCAACATGGCCAAGAAAGCTGAGTCTAAACTACAACGAAAAATTAGAGACCGCCTTGAACAAGAGTTCGGCGGTTTTTGGTTTAAGGTACATGGCGGTCCTTATCAACGCGCTGGTCTCCCCGACCTACTGGGTTGCGTCTTCGGCATGTACGTTGCCATAGAGATTAAACTGCCGGATAACACGCGATCAAAACCCTCCAAACTGCAGCTCCGCACCATTGATAAGATACGCGATGCTGGAGGCCTGGCATTTGTATGCGACAATGAAGATCACGCCGTAAGGGAAATAAAACAATGGTTGCGAGCGCACTCAACAAGCCGCTATATGGATATCAGGGTAAGGCAGCGCGTAAGGCATCTAGTCGGAGATCTTTTGCGTTCTACATGGAGCCCGGCACAGGGAAGACAATTACACTCCTTGAAGTTCTTAGTCGAAAAGCACTTACTGGCAAGATTCGATACGGAATAATCTGGGCCCCCAAAACCGTTATTACCGTGTGGCAGAAACAGATACGTGAACATATCAATAAACATCGCCTGAAGGTCCGGGTCTATACGCTGCCGGATGACGTCAGGACACTGAAGCGTTTGATGTTGCGTAAATCACACATGACAGTATTCCTAGCAAATCCTGCGCAATCCTGGCGTAAGGAAAAAATCCTTCGTAAAGTAGACTGGGACTTCGGTGCTGTCGATGAGTCTCAGATGCTTAACAAGGCTACCTCCAATCAGTCGAAGTCCATATGGCGGATACATCGTACCAGCACGTACCGGTATGTACTATCTGGTACACCTACGGATGGCGATGATGTTGCGCTCTATGGTCAGATGAGATTTCTCGGTGTCGCGGCACTACCCACCTCCTGGAGTGAATTTGCCGGCAGCGAGTGGAAGCAGAGTGAATGGTGCAAGGCCTTTGGCTATCAGGGCCGCAAGAGGAAGCTCCGACGTGGTCGTGTCGCCGAGTTCAAACAGCTTGTTGCTAATCGCAGCGTCGTAGTTAAGAAACGTGACGTACTCGATCTACCCCCCGTGACGATACAGACAATCAATGGTGATTTACATCCAAAGGTTAGAGAGTTATATCTTGAGCTTGAAGAGAATTTCGTGTCCGAGTGGGAAGGTGAAGAAATCGTCACTGAGTTCATCATGACACAGATGATACGACTGTCTCAGATTGTCGGTGGTCACTTCGTGTCAGACGTCGATGCTGACCCCGTTGAGTTACCCTGTGATAAGCTCGACCGACTTTTGGATAATGTATGCGACACACTCGGCCATGAGAAGCAGGTAATCTTTGTTCGGTTCATACCTGAACTCCATCGCATTGAACGTGAGATACGGCGACGATCTAAGAACATCTCCGTTGCGACGCTACATGGTAAGTCTAAAGATAAGAAGATTTGGCAGAAGTTTCAAGAGCGAGATGACCCACAGATACTGATCGCTGAGCAAGGCACAGGTGGTGTTGGGATTGATTTGTTCGTAGCGTCGTATATGCATTTCTTCTCGAAACACTACAGTTTTCTCAAGTATCAGCAGGCAATTGACCGGCTTGACCGCATCGGCCAGCAACGACCCGTAACGATTTATGATTATATTCAGAATTCTACTATTGACATTAGTCAAGCGAGACATTTAAAACATAAATCGTCATCAGCTGAAGCGCTGATGCGTGACATAAAACGAATGGCATCCCGCCGTAACATTTAAATGGAGACCACGATCATGGCCCGTAAAAAGAAAATCGAAGACGTCGCCGAAGATAAACCCGCGAAGGCCGCGAAAAAGAAGCCGACACCTCCGAAACTCGAGAAGCCCGACTATGGTGTTGATTTCGTCGCGGAAGCACTCGGCATCGCCGCCTTCACCGTTCGCGTCAAACTGCGCCAGGCCGGCATCAAGAAAGACGGCCGCACGTATGACTTCGGTACCAAGAAGGCCGCCGAGGCAATCGTCAAACAGCTGAAAGCCAAGGCGAAGACCGAAGCCGCCGAGGCCGACGAGGCCGACGATGATAAGCCGGCGACCAAAAAGAAGAAGAAGAGAACGAAGAAGACCGACGACTGAGTCTGCGCACACTCACTACCCCGCAGCTTCGAACCCGGCGCGTAGTCATTTCCGCGCCGGGTTTTTTAGTAGGCTTAGCAGCGAGGCGGTGTATCACCCAGTCGCTTCGCCAACTGCTTCATCTCGGCGCACTTCTCGGGCGTCGGATGGTTGCCATCTGCTAGCCATTTCTTGAAGACTTTAAGTTCCAGCCACTCCACAGATGATGCAACAACAACGAGAAGCTTGGCTTCAACTGCACGGACCTCCAGGATCACCGCTGACCTGAGACCAAAGTAATCACCGGCCGCGAAAGCTGTGGTCGATGTTAAGATACCACCGACTGCCAGCAGTACATGGAGCTGGGATGGCTTCTTCATCTGGCTTTCCCCGCTAGTTTCTCAGCCATGCGAATACCACCCATGCCCAGCAGGGCAACCACTAACTCCATCAGCCCGGCATTTGTTGCGGGGTAGGGTGGGATAACCGTCATGATGTTGTCCGCGGTAATCGTGACGGTGTCCAGCATATGCAGGCAGGCCTTTGTCCAGATGATCGCCGCCATGATATACTGAGGTATAAAGTAGAAAAACAGACCCCAGCCGCAGACCCAGCCAATCCAGGGACGCCAGCCCGCGACAAATATGGTGCGGTGAGCCGCCTCAATCTTGTTGAGCTCTACCTGTGCTTTCCCAGGTTCCATCGCCATCTTGGCCAGTAGGACTTGAGCAACGCGCTTCTCGTCGTCGGTCTCCACGAACTGGTCGATAACATTGCCGATACCCTGAACGACGTCGGTAACGCCGCCCGCGGCACCGCCGATGAGTTTACTTGCGAGCCATGATGCCATCGCTATTTCCTCCTATGTAATCTTAAAGGGGTTTGCTTTAATAAGCCATAGCCAGATACCCGTGATACCTGACATGGCAGCTAGTCCACCCAAAAACCACGATTGCCGCCGTTCGACATTACGAAGCCGGGTGGAGTGGTTATTCAGGCGCTCAGCATTCGCCCGGTTATTCTCGCCGACGCGCTCGCCGAGACTCTTCATGCTACCCTTAAGCTCACCCACGGCAAGCATCAAATCGTTATTTGTGGCTTCACTCATCTGCATGATCCTTAATCTATGTCATTGTAGAAAACGTGACCACCCTCACCGAAGCAGGGTAGTTTACCATCGGACCAACTTGGCTCGATCTCTTTCGTGTGATAGTGTGTGGCACCGTGCGTAAAGTCAGACTCTGCCAGAGCCTCCTCAACGGCACGTCGGCACTGCCGGTAAGCAGCATCACCAGCCGTTAAGCGCTTCATACGTGCGGCATTGGGATCATCGGTGTTCCACGCCGAGAACTGACGCCACCTCAAGCATGTAGCCGCGATGCAAGTATCACGACCAAAGCGTTCGGACCGGGTTCGATTGATGATAACGTGGGCCACGGCCTTCTGACTCTGATAGGTCTCACCGCGGGCCTCACCCCATAGTGTGCGGGCAGCGATGTCCAGGTCGGCGTCGATTATGAGTAGGGTCATTTTTGTTCCTGTTCTTCCTGTACATTTCGATAGCCGAGTGTCATAAGATGCAGCCTCACTTTCTTAAGGTATTTTGCGGGGGCACGGGCCATCAAGGCTTTGTCCATAAGATCACGCGCGATCACAGGGTCGATGATGGCTCGTTCGAGTAGTGCCTGGACTTCTTCATCCATCATGCGGCCAACCGTAGAGTTAACGAGTCGGGCGGTGACTTCTGAGGCAACGAAGCGAGGTGAAACAACACCACGTGCCACCGAATAAAAACGGGACAGCAGCCCAGGCATAGTCATCGAACTCATTGCGGCGTTAAGCGGACCTGAGCCCGTGTCACCCCCGGCAACGGACCGCGGTACCAGTGCACTCATCTCCTTTGCCTTGATAGCCTCGTTGGCGATACCCTTAAGGTTTTTGATGTGAGCATCATTATAGCCCAGTGCCTTCAGCGAGCGCTGTGTAGTGGGGTCATTGATGAAGTCACGCATTAGCTCAGGTTTGTGGAAGACAGTCTGGTAGGTGTCACCAGCCTCCATATGCATGTACTTATCCTGGAAACCATCCCAGAATGCCCGGCGGATACCCGACTGCGCCTCAACATCATTACGAGTCTGATGCATCAGTGCGGCTAGCTTTTTGGGTGCGTTCTTGCTGCCGATGATGGTACCCATCGATTTAGCGGGATCCTCCCCCAGTGCCAGCGTTGAAGCATTCTTATCCACAGTAGACTGGAGTCGACGTGCGCGACCGCTAAGCGCATCGAACCGGGCCTGCGTGCGACCTGCGTCCAGCAGTTTGGCACCAATCTCGGGGAATTCCTCGAAGACACCTCGGAAGTTCCTCGTGACAAATGTTCGAAGGCGGTCCGGCCTAAGCATACCTTTGCCATCGGTGGAGAACTCGTAGGCAACACGGTAGAGATGATCCTCAATCATCTGCTTCTGGGGCATCGTCATGTCACCTGACTTGACGGTGGACCCATCGAGTTTAATACCACCGACAGCTGCCTTCAGTTGCTGAGCAGACTCCCGGCTACCTGAACCCGCATTAAGGTAGGCCTGGAGGGTAGCGGACTCTGGGATAATATCCGGGGAGTCCAACGCACCCTGTCGGTGGATACGCGCTGATGTGCCATGTCTGAATATAGCAGCACCGCGGCGTTGGAATTCTGATGCAGTCTTGTATCTCTTAGCAGTGGTGGGGTACACGGAGCTACCGCCGATGCTGTCCAATGTGATCTGGGTGGCATCGAGAATACTGCGGATACGGTTTTTAGCACCGGGGTCTTTGGTGAGGTTCATCTCCTTCTTCAAGTTATTACGCAGTGCGCGGAATTCCTCAAAGTTCTCACCTTTGCCGAAGTTCTGGATAATTGTGTAGAGACGGCGTTCGTCACCGACCATCCTGTCGGTCTTCCTCATACGAGCACGCGCCTGCCTGACAGCACCTTTTACCTGACCCGTTGGCCATTTAGCAAAGCCGTCGGGATCAACGGCGTCGTAGGCCTTGCGAACATCCGCGGTAAATGAGCCCTTAGCCTCAGTCAGTGCTTGACGGATGCCCCGATTAACCACCATCGGATCAACGCCTTTAGCCGCCAGTGCATTTTCAATTGCAAGGTTCTCGTACAGGCTGACTCGTTCGTCCAGGGTTTTCATTAGCGAATTAACGCGTGTATCAATCGATTGCGTTGCTGCTTCGAATCCTGGGCCTCCGGGTTTCGATACAGCAGGCCCGCTGTTGATTGTGATATCATATGACTGCTTCAACTTATCACCCATCGCCGCCACGTTGTTCTCGATCTGTGCTGCAACCCGCGGTGACTTAGGCACGATCTCTTTAAACAGCCGGCCTAGCCCGGGGTCATTTGCGGTAACGTGGGTCGGCGGGTCAACCACAGAGAATGGTGCAGGGGGACCGTCGATAGCATCCGTTAGTCGCTGACCCGAGAGGAGTACGTTGGTCGATCGATCTATTAGCATGTTGCCGACCTTTTTCTCTGCCAAGCCCTGAGCCTTCTTTTGGCTGGAAGAGATCGCTGCGTTGTCACCTTGACCTGCACGTATACCCTCGCCGGCACCTTTGATGGCACTGCCGGCACGACCAATAACACCTGCCGTGGTGGTCGCAACCTTGGCGGCGGCGAATGGTGACACGGCACCTGCAAAGCTGCCCAGCATGTCAGCGGTGGTGTTACCAGGTGCAGCCTCATTTGCGATACCGGCACCGGCACCGGCACCGACAGCACTGACAGCCTCTGCCCCGACGGCTCGGGGTGCATTCCGCTGGAAGGGCTCCGTCATCCCACGGACCAGGGCGTTGCTACCCTGCGTACCCTGACGTGCCTTATTAAGCAAAGCACCGCCGGGTATTACGCTAGCCCCCACCTCTTGACCGACGCGTCTTAAGATACGCTCCTTCCGGGTCAGCGGACCTTCCACTGCCCTGGAGCTAACATCATCGATGAGCCCAAAACCCGACATACCATTAAGTACAGCCCTTTTGCCGATACTGCTGTCAAACTCAACGCCGCCGGTCATGTCGTATCCAGTGGTGGATTTAAGGAGATCACGGATGCCGTTGATAGCCATCGTGGGTAAATCCATTGCCATGCCGGCCACGGTTGCAGCACCCTCATTTGCACCGCCCGCGGTGATTGCGATGCCGCGGATAACATTCTCACCGCCGGATCGTGAGTTAACAATCTTGGCGTTATCGCTAGCCTCCAGTGCCTCAAGAACATTTAGCTCGTTCTCCTCGGTCATCGGACCTTCAAGTCTCTCAAGTAACGCAAGCTCTTGCGCTTCTGTCATTACACCGCCGGCCATCAGTTAGTCCTCCCATGCTTCTTTCGAAGTGTTTGGAGACGAGCCTTAAGTTTCGGGTCCGTGATATGGCCAGTCTCATTGGTTTTAATCTCGGGCTTACCCGCACCAAACGCAATCGGCGGGATTGCCATGCGGTTCAGGTTGACGCCCAGTAGTACCTTCTCTCGGTTCTCGTAGCTAGCACCGAGCTGAGTCTTAAATGTCTGCAGTACCTTGACGGCAGTGTTGGGATCACCAATGTCCGCCGCAATGGACGGCAGGAACTGCTGACGAATGACGTTGTCCGATACAGCTCGACCGGACTTACCCGACGCGGCGGCCGCGAGAAATACTAGCTGAGTGGTCAATGACTTCTGGTCACCCCGCAATGCACCGAAGTCCTTGCTCTGTGAAGCAATGTTGGTTACGCGTGCCTTGAGTTCTCTTAGGCTTTTTGGGCTACTACCAAGTAGCTCAGCAATACCCTCAACATCGGAA